AGCTACATCAATTAAGCAACTGATCCAGCAGATGGTGCAGCCGTATGTTCCGAAAATGGTAATCGGGGCAGTAACATGCATTGATCCCTTGCAGGTGACGTTGCAAAATGACATAAATATAAACCTGTCGGCAATTTCCTTGACGGTACCCGGCAGGTTGGAACCTTTAAACGTGGGCGAGCATTTCTATATGTTCGCCTTTAACAACGGAAAATCATACTACATGATGGACAGGGTGTGAGGTTATGGATGAAGAATTAGATGAAATTGTCAGCGTTCCTTTTGACGAGGACGACATAGACGAATCGAATCAGGTATATCGCACCTATAAGATGGATTTTGAAAGAAAACGAATCGGGGGAATGATAGACGGGAAAGAAGCTGTGGTGCAGGCTATCTGGAAAATTCTGTCAACAACCCGGTTCGCTCATTTAATCTATGATGACCAGTATGGGTGTGATTTTTTCAACAAGATAAATGACAGTGGACTTACAGATGATTTTCTGGAATCTGATATGCCGGTAATGCTGGAGGAAGCATTGCTTTATGATGAACGGATTACTGGCGTTTCGGATTTTTCCTATGAGATCATATCTCACGACAGTGTTCATGTGTCATTTGTCGCAAGCACAATTTATGGAGATATTGAGATAGAGGGGGCGATAGCGGATGGCGATTAAAAATATTGGAGAGCTTGGGCTTGATGAAATTACAGAAGATTATCTGATGGCAGAGTGCGAAGATATGGGCGCGGAGCTTGGTGTAGACACACATCAAGGCAGTGTCTATATGGATGCCTGCTCGGGCCATATCATCCGAACGGCAAAATTTTTCAACGATCTTGCCACTGTAAACGAAATTCTTTCTATCCTTACTTGCACCGGCGACGTTCTGACTGAAAAAATGATGGAGCGTGGCATGGAAAGAAATCCACCGGCAGATACGGCAGCAACCTATTATGTGGAATATGTAGGAGCGGAACCACAGGTCGGCGATCTTATGAGCTGCGACGATCATTTCTTTACCACACAGAAGCTAAACGACAGATGGGTGATTGTGTCAGAGGAAACCGGAACGGATATGAACACACTGGTTCCGGGACTTCCGGTTATTCCAGACCAAGATGTGGATAATCTTATCAGTGCAACTCTGAAAGAACTTGCGGTGCCGGCAGTGGATATGGAAGAGGATGATTCTGCGAGATCCAGATACATAGATAAGCTGTCCGGGCCAGCGGAAAACGGAAATAAGGTGCAGATACGGTCGTGGTGTGAAGAAATTCAGGGCGTGGGGCGTACAAGAACCGTTCCACTGTGGAATGGAGATTGTACAGTTCTCGGAATTATCATTTCCACAGAGGGAACGGAGCCGGCAGAAAGCGTGGTTAAGCTGGTGCAGGATACCATTGATCCCGGCGCACAGGGCTTCGGAGAAGGGAAAGCGACATTCGGATGTTTCTTCACTGCGGTTGCAGCAAAGAAACAGGAAATCAGTATAAAACTGGATGTGACAAAAAAAGCAGAAAGCACCTACACCAGTATTCAGGCGAGTGTTTCCAATGCGGTTAAGGCATATTTGAAGGAACTTGCGTTGAATTCCACACAGGATGAAATTATTATCCGATACAATAATGTTGGAGCTTTAATATCCAACATTTCAGATATTGTAGACTTCGGCAATTTGCTTGTGAATGGTGGAAAAGGAAATATCACCTGCGATATATACCACGTTCCGGTAATCGGGGAGGTGGAGGTCAATGGAAATCTTTAATAACCAGCAACGGAGCGGATATGAAGAAATCGTGAGCTATGGCCCGAAATGGTGGACTGAGTTCAGAGAGATGGATGCAAATTACCGATTCGCAGGGTGGACACTGGATTTGATGGCATACTGGCTGGAAAGAGTTGTGAATAATCAGTTTCCGGCAAATGCGGACGAAAGAACAATTACGACGGTATTTGAACCGGCGCTTAGAATAGAACCTGAGCCAGATGAAACGTTGGAAGAACGGAGAAAAACGGTGGCTGCATACTGGTCTGGGACAGGAAAACTGTCAAAGACGGTTATCCAGTCGATCATCAAAGCCTATACCGGCTGTGAGAGTGAGTTGTGGTGGAACGGTGTTAAGCTGCAAATCCGAATTTTCTGCGACGAGGACGGACAGTTTTCACAACGGAAGATCCATAACATTATCAGTCGGAGATACCCGGAGCACCTGTCGTTTACAATCCGGGATATGATCTGCTCTTTCGTTTTGAAAGAGCAGATTGTTTACAATAGGATAAGGCATAGGGCACAGATTACATGGTGGGACGGAACACTGAACGGTTCCAATGCTCTTGATGGGGCAGCAGAACTTTCAGCGGAACTTCCGCCATTTTTTACGTTCAAATATCCGATTGTGGTGGAGGCTGGAAATGAAATTGCATTTCCAAAGATGAAGTGCCGGGTGAGAATCCAGCATGAAATGCAGGCAGAAATATTCCCAGTTCATCGTGTTCTACTTAACTGGTGGGAAGGTTACGGAACTCTGGATGGAATGACGGATCTGGACGGCAGCCTATTATTGGATCACACAATGCCACCGATTGTTAAGGAAACATATCGCATGGATATAGGCGCACAGGAAGATATCGGAGTAAATCTTTTTATTCCAGCGCACGCAAAGCCATTGAATGGAGATTTTGCGCTGGACGGAACTATAAATCTTAACTCTGGAAGGGAGGAACTGTAATGGCAGGAACAACCGTTACGACAAGAGCAAAGAAGAAAATGTTGGAAGCAAGAGCTGGTATCGCAGCGCTTCCCAAAATTGTAGGAATGGCATTTGGTACCGGCGGCGTAAATTCCGCCGGTGAAATTGTGACACACTCACCGGATCAGAATGCACTTCACAAGGAAGTTCTGAGAAAGGACATCGACGGCTATACCGTGGTGTCTGATACAAAAATCCGGTATAGCTGTACACTGGCAGCCAGCGAGCTTGCCGGTGAATATATTTCCGAAGTTGGCCTGTATGACGCACAGGGCGACTTTGTTGCATTTAAGGCATTTATGAAAAAAGGCAAAGACGGCGATATGGAAGCAATCTTCGAATGCGACGATACATTCTAAAATAAGGAGGCTACAAAATGAGCTTTTTTGATGTGAACAATGCGGTATTCAACGAATATCTGCGAAAGCTGGAAACAACTGACCGTAACCATGCGGACGTTTTCAATGAACTGTTTGGACAGCTCATTCAGAATGATGTTGCTCTAAAAGAAGCGGTCACAAACTTTGCCGGTACAAAAAATGAGCAGGCGTTATTCCTGCTGAATCTGCATAAGGATGGCAAGAAGTACGGCGTACATTTCGACAATTACGATGTGACACCGGCAAGCACTGGAACCCGACTTTATGATGCGGTTGGCATGACAGCAGCTCCGTCTACGAATACCGTTCGTGCGAAAAATGATTTCGATGGACGCGGCTGTTTTGCATATCTGGAAGTTAATGGATCTGTTAATGAAAACGGAGATTTTCAGGTTCAGTACATCAAGGATATTGATAATGAATTCTCCCGGACAAAGTACGATACATGGTGTCTGTATCTGACCCAGTATGTGTATCGCAAATTTGATGCAAACGGCGAGGACACTGTTGTTTCTGATACCAGACACTCTGCAGAATGGCTGCCAGAGGGCGGCGCAATCAGACCGGACGGAACAATCCGACCATTTGTGGCGATTGCAAAATATATGTCTGGTGACAATGCGGACGGTGTTGCGTCCTCGATCAGTGGTGTATCTCCGAAAAACTACAGCTTCCAGAGTTCCCTCACAAAATTCCGGGCAAAAGGTACACAGTATTGTGCTGAAACCTCACAGGATTCTGAGAGAATGACGAGGCTTATGGAAATTGCCTTTGCTACCAGACACAGCCAGTCGGTGATGGCAGGCTGCAACTGGTGGTGGTTCCAGTATGCTGCAACGGTGCAGGAAACCGATGTGGAGAGAATTATTATCTCTAAATCCAATGCCAATAATCTGGTTGTAGGCGGAACCGTTTCTATCGGAAATGCAAATGCACTTGATGGTAGCAGTAAGCCGAATCTTGACAGAGGACAGAGCGGACTTCATGCGAAAGCGAATAAGGTTCGGATCACAAAGATTGAAGATTATGACGACAATAATTCTGCGGTATATGTGGATAATGGCGGACAGAAGTTTTCAACAGCCCCGACAACTGTATCTGGTGTGACCTGCGAGACTTATATCAGTACAATGCCTTGGAATACTGGCGGTTGTGATGATGTGCTTGGTTCATGCGGATCGCCGACAAGCAACACCAGCGGAAAAGAGCCGTATATTCTGTTTGGCGTGGAGATGTCTTCTGGCTTTTGGGAACCAAAGGGAAATACAGTCATGAAGATTGAAAACCATGTTATGCGTCCATACATCTGCTATGACTGTACCAAGATGACAACAGCAGGAGCGACAACGGACGATTGGATCGCTCTTGGCTATGTAATCCCGGACAACAAGGGAAGCTGGAAATATATCAGCAAACTGG